TCGTAGATGACTCGCTATTGGCGAGCGTAATCTCTTCTTTGATTCGTTGCAAAAATCCTGCGTAAAACATTCCAGCAGCTTTCGCAAGACTGTGATTAGATAACACTTCCTGTGGATTGGAAGCATCAGTATTAATCAACTTCTGGTTGAGAAGACGCAACTCATCCTCACAAATTCTTTGCAGGATAACAAACCCCTCAGTGTGGATGTACCCTGCGATAACGAGCCGTTGACGTTGGTCTAAAACCGTCAGGGGTTTCAATCCCTCTTTGGCGAGGTCAAATGTTTCCTCCATATCTCCTCCTAGAAATGTGCGCCGATCCTCTCACGAGCCCATCGGCAGGGGGTCGGATAATGCCTCCGACAAGCACGCTCGTTTTCGTTTTACCCAACCTGCTTGGGCTGATGCAAAGAGTTGCTCGGGAGTTTTTCTACGAGCGGCACGCTCTGCTAAGCTTTCTCCTCGTGGAACATAATTCGCGCCATAACGGGTCTTCAAACGTCTCAACACTAAATCTGCGGGCATCTTTCCAAAAATAGGGTGGCGAGAAAAATGTCCCAAACGACGCCCTTCTACCGAACGGCGAATTTGAGTTTTTGTTTCTTCAGAATGTCGATATCCCAATACTCCTTCACCCCCGTCTGTTCCATTATAACCAAAGTATCGATTCGTCGACTTCAAAGCCGCAATGAATGCCGTTTCAACAAATGCCCCCTCTTCAGAGGAGACTTCACACAGAATCTCAATATCAAAGGAATCAAGACCCCATTTCTTAATAGCATTCGCCCAATGATGATTACCTATCTTTGATACGTACTTATGTTCCCGATGGCGTTCATTCAGTGGCCGATCAGTTTTTCCTACATATACCTTCCCATTGATGGTGTTGGTATACTTGTAAATAGTTGTCATAGACTCTCCTAGAAAAAGTCGCAGGCGGATGTTCTAGGCATCCGCCCACTGTCACGGGTTATAAAGCCGTGAATCTCTATTCGACAACAGGCATTTCTCCCTGCAGAGCACCGGCCCCCATAGACGGCTCACCTGTTACTGCCTGCGACATTCCACTCGCTTTTGCGGCTTCACGAGTTATGTCTCTTTTAATACGATTGTCGCTGGCTTGATCTTCGAGTTGGGATTTTTGCTGGAACTTCTGTTGATCAGATTGCTGTTTTGCCTGCATCGCTCCCTGCTGTAATGCCGCCTTTGAATTTGCATCCCGACGTTGAATTTGTGCGAGAGTCATCGGCTTAATTACATCGCCCTTATTTTTCCATTCGCTCGCCTCTAACCACATATCAAGAATTGCTTCAATATTAATGGCTTTATCCATCGTACTAAGCATTTCTTGAATCTGCGGATTATCGAGAATTTGGGTAAGCATTACAAGCGATTGCGACATCGTACGTTTCGCAGCGAGTGAGGAGCCCGCGAGGACTTCATACTCGATCTGGGCATCGTGAAACTGCTGAATGGTAAATCTCTTCCCATCCTCCTCTGGCCGAGTAAGGAAGTCGTCTCCCATTTCTCGCCCAAGGATGTGATGGATTGCGGCATCCGACATAACGGTGAACGTTAACATGTCAATGATGCCGATGAATGGCTTGAACACTTGTTCGATGAAGTTGTCAAGGGGTCCGTCTAATCGGGTTGCGGACGCCCCAGCCATAAGGTTTGCGCCTGTGGCGGAGCGTCCCATACCTGCACGGGGTCCAGCAGACGATCCTTGAACGAGCGTCTGATCTGCACCCGAGGAAGACTCAGTCGCGGCTTCGTTCTCCTTCATCGCACCCCAGATATCAGATGGCACCTTCGGAGATTCGAGCAGCTTGTAAGACTTCTCAGTGTCAGTCACACTCAGGATCTTGCCGATACCCGTACGAATGGTTTGCGTCGGGGCGTTATCGTCTCTGTTACGCAGATAGATAGGGTTCACTCCGTACGAGAGAATCTTCAGAATGGAGTTGATCGTGCCCTGATCGACTCGTTGGTTTTGACCAACGATTAAACCGAGACCCATCCCATAAAACGCTCTTGGCCGATTCCACCAGTTGGATGACAAGAACGGAATCTTCTTGAACTCGTTCCCGCCGGTGTAGATGACTTTCTCTTTGTTCAGGACGAGGATCTTGCGCCCACAATCCCAATACTCCATGACTTCGAGTTTCGTGCGGCGAGGGTCAGGGCTTGTCTGCGCGTTAACTTCTTCAGCGTGGAATACAACGCCACGCACTTGAGTCGTGAGGTCTAAATCCTGCAACTGCTGCCCTGGCTGACCATCCCACATCGCCGCTATCTGTCCGTCGGATGGGAATTTCCACCCGTCGATTACGACACCCTCTTCGCCGTCCGCTATCGCGCCCTTGATGTTGTTCTTCAACTCCATGAACTGATACCAATCCATGTAGCGAATGTCAATCACCCAACGTGCTTCGCGAATATCGGAGACTTCCAACTGCGGGTCGATGAGAACTCGGTTGAGAGGACGATGCTCGAAGAACGGCATCGGGATTATCCTGACCGTTCGCGTGATGTCAGGCGGAGCATCCGAAGGGATTGCTTCCGTACCCATTGTGCCATCAGCGTTCGGAACATCCACATGCGTCACAGTCGCAGACCGTTTGAAGGTCTCAATCTCTTTCCAGTCGTATCCCCACTTGAATATGCCTGTGCCAAGGTGGGCCATCTGCTCAAGGCCCCACTTCGTGTGGTTCTTGAACTTACACTCATCCAGAATGTACGAATACAGAGCCGTCTTAGCGTCTACGACTTTCTGGCTCGTACCGGGGCGAGGCCGAATCAACATCGGCGGGTCGGCGTAGAACAAACCCTTGTAGAGTTGCGGCACGACCGCGTTGCAGACTTTCGCAACGGTGAAACGCTGAACGTTAGGTTCGAGAACGTCAGAGTGTTACTCGCCTTAGGCGGGACGAATCATTTCTGTTCGTCTCTTACGATTGTGATTCTCGTAAGTTCGGACTATCGCTTCATCCCGAAGGATGTCTTCTTGTTTAGTCTCTACTGCTGCCCGCTTGCGCTGCTTGCAGTCTGTTCCCATTTCAGGGTTCATCTTAATTAAAGAAGATTCGCAGTCTCACCTTTCGATGAGGTGCCTCACTCACTTTGTAATTAACTTACAAAGGAAAAAGTATTCTCGTACACAGACATGGGTCTCGGAGACTGAAATAAAATATCTGCGTCCCTCCAGAGCAAAACCCATTGACGATTTTGAATATAAGCTTTAGCAAGTTCTGCAGACCGGCACACTAAAACTAATTCCTTATCAATCGGTAGATCGCCCGTTTTATTACTCTTAAAATCTTGAGGGAGTAGACTTCCATTCGGATCGCCGTCCCGTGTAACAGCGTCCATAACGCCTACACTGGATTCTGGCATTGAGCCCGCCTTTCTGCTGCCTTTCGTTTTCGACTTTCCATTAAATGTCGAATGTGTTCAGCCGTACGAGGAGGTTTGTGACAACCTCTCTGTCCTGCTCGTAATGCTGCAATGTGTTCTGGTGTAAATTTCCTACCTTTTTGAGCAACGCTAATCTTATCTGCCCAAGTTACTTTACGCCCTGTCATTACTTCGCTCATATGAACTTTTTCAAATTCAGTGTGGGGGCGTTTTGTACCCAGTCGTCCTCCACCGCCTGCCGTAATATTATACCCGATTTCTGGATTCTGAGTCTCCAGAGTGCGAATGAAAAAGATTTCCAAGGCGTCCATTTGCTCTTTATCAATCGCCTCAACCAAGGATTTTATGAAGAACGCGTCGCCGCCATATTTACGAATGGCGTTGTATAAATAAGTCTTGTTACCACTATTCGCTAGGGCATGACGAATGTTGTAGGCAAGATATCTCTGTAAGTCATCGCCCGCATGTTGACCGACATATATCTTATCGTTCACCCGATTTTGTATGGCGTAAACGTGCATAATGCTTTTCTCCCCCACTTTGTATATCAGAATTGCCCGATTTTGTCAATCTACTACCCGAATATCCCCGCGTCTGCCAAGGGGTCGCAATAGTCTGCCCCAAGTCCCGCACCATTAGTTGCCTCACCCGCGTTATCGGGGAAGCTGTTGGCTAAATCCGCCATAAGGCCCGGATTCCGAACTTGGTTCTCATAAATCTGACGGTACAGAGCCGCCTGCTTCGGATCGGAATAGGTATCCTGAGCCGCACTTACCTTCGCTTCATTCTCCGCGAATGGGCCGAACTGATGAACGAGAATCGCCAGGGCGTCCACGATATCGTCGTGTAAAGCTGCCGCTGTGCCGAACTTTGACAGTTCGTCGTAGAGTTCGTCCAGGTTCGGGCAAGAATTCAAGAAGAGGAGTTTGCCTTGCCCGAGAGCGTTGAGCACGGGGCCCGCTTTCTCAGACTTCGAGTTCTTCTTATTACCCTGACCGAGCGATATCCACTCAATCG